AGACAAATAAAGTAAGAGGATTGCTCTGTGCTAAGTGCAATCTTATGTTAGGTTATTCGAGAGATAATATCAAATTGCTAGAATCAGCAATAAACTATTTAAAGAGTCACGAACATGCAGAATAGAATAGGAAAAGGCTGGGCGCCGGAAGTCCCTTGTGATAATTTAGGAGAATTCGCGATTCGCGAATTGCGAATACTGCTCGAACGGCTATTCAATAAACGTAAGCAAAAGGACAAGCAAAATGCTAAAGGACAGTGCCCTACTTGACAAAACACTCTTAACTGAAAAACGTTTAACGAAAGTCGAAGTCTCAAACCTATTTATCCAAGACGAGCTCAAAGAAATCAAACGCACGCAGCGCTGGATTATCGGTATTATATTCAGTTTGAATTCGACGATAATCGGCATGGTTGCTAAAGGTTTTAACTTAATCTAGTGGAATAGATAAAGTATACTTATATTGTAGAGCACAAATAGTAATAATAATTCGGAAATACCGAATAATCACTATAACCAAGGACGGTTATGACGCTAGTTACACGCGGCAATAATTTTAAGCCATTCCCTTTAAACGTTGCAGGTTCTTCAACCTTTGGTCGCTATCCTAAAATATCGATTGAAAAAACTTATAATATGTTCATCTCTGATAAATGGATGGTTCCCTATTCCGGTTATCAGATTGCGGTTAATTCTGCAGATTTTGCTAATGCTACTGTCGGGCGTGGAATCTTTACTAGTACTAAGTTTGATAGATTAGTGGTTGTCCAGGGTCAACATGTTTATCTAGTTAATATTGAATATTCGCAACAACAGGAAAAAGTTATATTTTCACAAGTTGTATTAATAGGCACATTACAAACAGCTACAGGCGTAGTCTACATTGCTGAAAATAATAAACCACAGATTGGGATATCAGACGGTTCAGCATTTTATCTCTATGACCCGACTTTAACACCAGCATTTCAGACTATCTCGCAGACTTTTACACCAGGATATCTGACCTTCCATGATACGTATTTTATTTTAGCTGCTTCTAATGATACCTCGTCAAGTTTAAACTCACCGAATCCTGTAAATAATACCTGGCATTTATCAGAGTCTAATAATGGTGCGGTTTGGCCGAATGCATCATCAAGTATTGGTTTATTACAAACAAAACCGGATAATGTGCAAGCAGTCGTTAGATTCCCGTCAAAAGGTAATATGATCTTCGTCATGGGCTCAATAGTCACCGAGGCCTGGTTTGACACAGGCGCACAACTTTTCCCCTATCAGCGCAATAACCAGTTCAATATTGACTATGGCTGCTTACAACCTGCTACCGTGGCTTACATGGATGAAATCGTCGTCTGGCTTGCGCAATCTGAAAAATCGGGTCCGGTCATTATGTATAGTGACGGAGGCATGCCTAAACGGATATCGAGCGATGGGATTGATTATCTATTTGCGACACTAACCAACCCTTCGAATTCACAGGGCTTCCTCTACCGACAAGATGGTCATCTGTTCTACCATATTAACTTCTACGATCCCATGGATAACTTTTCACTGTTTTATGATTTCAATACACAAAAGATTTACCATGCCTGCGACCAACATCAGAATTATTACATCGCCGCAGAAGTCGCGTTCTTTAATAATCAGTATTATTTTATCACTAAGAATAACGGCAATATGTATGCTCTCGATACGGTGATTAATACTTATCAGGATACTGACCAAGCGGGTAATGTTGGGATTTATGAAATACCAAGATATCGGACTTGCGCCAATATACGATCACCTGACCAAGATTACATGATTATTAACGATGTCGGATTTACGATTGAATCAGGCGAGACTGATTATCAGCAACAGGACTTGGGCGAGATTATCCTTATTACACAGGATGGTAATACGCTGATTACTCAGGGTGATATTTTAGCTTTAGTGACACAAGACGGTAATTTTCTTGCGAATCAGGATTCTTTATCTATCTTTGTGAGCCAACAGACTGACGGTGAGACTTCAGCTACGCTCATCGCCCAACAAGATGCCAATACAGGGACTTCTAATCTATCTTTACCGCATGTTGATTTGTCGATATCAATTGACGGTGGTGCTACTTTTGGCACGGAATGGGCTTATTATCTACCGCCCATTGGACATCGTAAGAATCGCCTCATGTGGTGGCAATGTGGCTTGGCGAATGATTTTGTAGCCCAGTTCAAGTTTTGGGGTCTCGGAAGATTCGTATGTACTGACGGTTTAGTTAATACAAGGTCTTGACATGACAGAAAACCTCCAATTACAAGCAATATTCCCAGACTTACCCCGTGAAGTTCCAGTCATCGGTGAAAACGGCGATTTTGCCCCACTCTGGTCATTGGGTCTGTCGTCATTATTCCAAGCGCTCCAAGAGAACTTTAAAAACGAAGGGATAATATTCCCAAGATTATCAGCTGCGAATATTGCCACTATACAGGCTATATATACCCCACTAATCGGAGCCCCACTACCATTCAATATCCCCGACATAAGTGGTCAGACAGTGTTTGATACTGATAACAGAGTATCCAAACAATTTGTGATAACATATGATATAAATGGAAATATCGTAACGGCTGCTTGGAGGCAGTTTGTTTATCTATAACGACTGATTTAAGGATGAATCATGAGTTTTTGGGACAGTATATTTGGCGGAAAATCTTCAAATCCTGCCAACGCGGCAATGCCGTATTTAAACCAGATTCCTGGCCAGACTATGCCTTACCTGCAGCCTTGGTTTAATGCTGGAATGGGCGCCCTGCCAGGATTGCAAGACCAATACGGTCAGCTTACTAATGACCCTTCTAAACGCTTGAATGAAATCGGCCAAGGTTATAAAGAATCGCCAGGATTGCAGTTTGCTATCCAGAAGGCATTAGGCGCACAAGGAAGAGCAGCCGCTGCGGGTGGGATGGCAGGTTCACCTCAACATCAGGAATATAACACCGAACTTGCTACGAACTATGCCAATCAAGATTACAACAACTACATGCAAAACGCATTAGGATTGTATAAATCTGGACTAGGAGGCCAACAAGGGTTAGCTCAAATGGGACAGCAATCGGGACAGTCCATGGCAGATATGATAGCTCAAATGCTAGCCCAACAAGGCAATCTTGCGTTCCAAGGTCAAGCACAGAATAACCAGAATCGTAATGACCTTTTAGGCTTTCTAGGTAAAGGTGCAGGCGCTTTATCAGCTTTCACGCCTTGGGGTCAAGCAGGTGGCGCATTTGATACAGCCTATAATCGCATGTTTGGTGGCCACTAGGAGTTAGAACAATGTCATTTACATTTACTAATTACGCAGGGATTAAACCTCAACAATCGCCTTTGCATGATTTGATTGGTAATTTATTGTCGGGTTATACAGACACGACAAAAGCACAGTTTTTGCGCCCAAATTTACAAGAAGCACTTACCAAATCAAAACTTGAGAATAAGTATTATGGTCCAAACATTGAATCTCAAATAGGTCTTAGAGGTGCACAAGCCGGCCACTTAGGCGCTATGACACAGGGTTTAAATATATCCAATCCCTTCCTAAAACATAAACTTGAACAAGAAGAAGCACAGAGACAATTCGGTATTGACAATCCATTATTAGCTAAATCCGGTGCCGCAGGCCAAATTGGTGCGCTCATGTTATTGCAACAACATCCAGAATTAATGCAAGCCATGCAACAAGGTCAGATGCAGGGGTCTCCACAACAGAATCCTATGCCTAATCAGCAAATGCAAGACCAAGGACAGTCTTACATGCCATCGTTAATGCAGCAACAGCCACAACAGCAAGGTATGGGTGCTCCTAATCCTATGGAATTATTGCAACAATCTATTTTGAAATCTTTACAACCTAAAGCAGGTAAACAAACGCAGCTAGAATTAGCTCAAGATTATGCTAACCAACAATCTCAGATACATGGTAAAGATTCAGAAGAAGCACAATTAGCAAAAGATTATGTCGATAAGGTCGCTCATGGCACAAAGAAACAGAAGGATTTAGCCTTACAAGAACATCGCGAACGTGCCGATAATATGGCGCTCTGGAAATCATTGCCAGCTCCTGCAAAAGCTCATGCTATAGCCATCGGACAAGGAGCCGGTTTTTCAGGTGATGAAACCGCTAGATGGTTAGCAAGTGGAAAGTCAATGAAAGATTTGCTCTTCCAGCATGGCATAAAAGATGAAAGCGAAATTGATCCTGTATATCAATTAACAGGTGCCAATCAAACTCAATTATTACAACGGCAATTTGCAGCTAAAGAAGCAGATTATTTAGGTGAGTTTATTCGAAAAAATACAGGGGATTATGCAAGAACGGTAGCGGGTTATAGTCCAAACTTAATTAAAGACCAATTACAGGGAAAAAATGAAGAAAAACAAGCTAAATTATTGGCATCAAGAGGTTTAGCTCAAGAGCTAGTTAATTTACGTTTGGTGTTAGCAGGTGCAAAGTCGACAGTTCATGCGCAACAGGCTTTGAGCAAAAATGCTATGCTTGATTTAAAGAATTTGCGATCTTTTGTATCACCAAAAGTTTGGAAACGAACCCAAGAGGTCATGGATTCTGAGCTACAAAATATGTTTAAACAGGCGCATAAAGGATTCGGTAGAAAAGTTTCGAATGCGATTAAGGCCGATAAAGCTAAAGAATCTGGCAACGATCCACTGGGAATAAGATAATCATGGCAAACTTATCAGAACTGAGAAAAAAATATCCCCAGTATGACGATATAGGAGATCAAGAATTCGTCGATAAATTCCATTCGAAATTCTATTCAGATATTCCAAAAGATAAGTTTTACTCTAAAGTCGGATTTTCTCCTAAAGAACAAACCGAAAAACCAACATCTCTCTTTGAAGACGTTGCCATTAAATCCGCTCAAGCTATTCCCCAAATCGCATCCATGGCCATGTCATTACCTGGTGAGCTATATGGTGCAGCTACTCATCCTTTGCAAACGCTTAAAAATATTCCTATAGGTCTAGCAGAAGGAGCCGCCGGTGCATTTAACTTACCTGGAAATATTACTCGATATGCCGCTGAAAAAGGGTACTTTCCAAAAGGCCTAGCTAAATAT